GACCATAGAGTCAGTGAAGTCCAGACGCATGTCAACAAACCCACGACTACGGATCACACCGTCGGCGAAAAGCTCACTGCGCACCCATGGAAGCTGATTTCGCTGACTGAACTGTTTCCAAACCTTACAGAGCACCTCCGCAGTCTGTTCAAGAGCGCCGGAGGCTGGGCGAAAGAGCGTCTCGTTGCGGTTGTAAATCTGCTCACCAAACAGCGTACCGAGGGTGGAGATAATCTTGTTCAGCGTGAGAGCTGGGCGACGTTGCAGGTGTAGTGTATTCAGGTCAGTCGTGTCCCATTGATCCCCTTTGAAAAACTTTTCACACTTATCAGCTTTGACAAGAAAATCCAGATGTCCACGATCTCTCAAATATGAAAATCTTGTCCATTGTTCCGATGCCAGTGCGTCGTTAATCGGCATATCTGTTCCCCTTCCGCCGATTCTCGAGCGGCTCAAGCAACTGTAGGTTATATTCGACATGCAGACCGCTGACATTCTTACCTTTCAAAGGGATAATGTGGTCGACGTGCATTCCTCTTTCTGCAGCTTCTTTGTACACCGCTGCAATTGCGTATTTATTTGCCCAACCAGGGGTCGCTCGCTCTTCAATATGCTGACGACGCATGCGCGCTCGCATGATGTATGTTTCACGCTTGTTCTCGTAACACCTACGAAAACCTTCCTTTGCACGTTCAGGATTTGCAGCAACCCATTCAGCAGTTTTTAACCGGTTTAGTTCTGGATTGGCCGCGTTCTTCAACCGCTCTTTTTCAAGAATCCGATCAGCGTTCTTCGCGTAATATTCATGACTCGCTTCAGGATTACGCTCTCTCCATGCCTGCTTTATTTCCCTGCTACGCTCGCGATGTTCTTCCACCCATCGTTTGTCAGCAGCCTTTTTCGCCGATGTTTTACCGTATGCTCGTTTTTTCGCTGCTATCTTCTCTGCGTTCTTCGCGCGATATTCTCTGTCATACGCAGCCTTCGCGGCTTTCGCTGCAAGGAAGTCCTCAGAAGCTAGTTCGTCGTTAATTGGCAATGTAAACTCCTTAGCTTAAGAATCGCAGTTTGTATTGGGTCGATGCAATTAACTGCCTGATCTCGTCGCAGATATTGTTGAGGTGGGTGTCTGTCTCGTCCCACTCGCCAGAGTTAGCACACTCGTCAACGACATCACGCAGGTCGTCAAGCAAGTCCAGTGGCTTCTCGTATGGCGTGTACTTCGGCGGGAAATCCTTGATCAACTCGTAGCCACCCTGATACGCCTCGGCGAGATCATCCGCCAAATCAATAATCTCGTCATAAAAACTACTAAGGGCAATATGCTCCGAGTAATTTCGTGTCTTCAAATGGAGGACATGCGCCGTCGTGCGAGCATGGAATAACGCCATGATCAAATTACCCATACTCACTTGGAACACCCATCGTCTATAGCCATTGAGAATCCTTCATACGAAATTCGCCAAAGAGTTTACCAGAGACTGTGAAAGTATGATAGTAAAATTACGCCGACATATGGCCACCGTCACCACCGTTCATGAGACTCTTCAACTTGTCCTTCCAGCTTTTCTGCGCAGGTGGCACGCGTTTGACTGGTGCTGATTTAGTCAGCGTCAGTCTCACACACCAAGCCGCGCTGTCCACCTGGTCGTCGTGCTTGCCGCTAGGGAACTTCATCAACTCCTGTCTGAATGGCTCCGTCCACGGTTGGTGCTGACGCACGAACAACTTACCCTGTTGCATGCGCCCCTTCAGCGGGCCGGCGCGTACCTTCTTGTCTGTCAGCGGCTGCAGTAGCTCGTAATTGGGGTACAACTTGCGTTCGTCACAGCGCTTCTTGAACTGGCTTGCGAGGGACTTCCATATCTGGCCATCCTCGAAGCCGATCAGGTCCGGGCGGAACATCTCATACTGGTCCAGGACGTCGTCGATGATGGCGTTGCCGTCGCCGCTGCGGAACCGCAGAATGTGCAGGACATACAGGTTGTCCATCTCATCCTGACCGAGCGTGCAGCACACCGTCCAGTCACTCTCAGTCTTCTCCGTGATGGCGAAGTCCCACGCCTGGTAGACGAACATGTCCTGTCGGCGAGGGGGGTGCGTGTACCAACGCATCATCTCTTTGGTGAAGTACACCCCGTCGTCTGGCACGGGGTTCTGTTGATACAGCGCGTTCCACACCCGCTTCAAACCTGCCGAGATCAAGTTGTTCTTGATCTTCAGCATCATCTTCGTAGTGTAGCGGGCAGGGTGGATGGCAGTTCCCCGTACACGTGTCAGACGTGACCCTGGAGGTGGTGGGTCGGACTCCGGAGCGAACTGAGCAATGGTGTCATCGGGCAGAATGTACTCATCACCCTCCTCATTGATGGCTGGGTACTTGACGACTTCGAACACGTCACCCTCGCCAGACTTCATGACCTCTTGAATACGCCCAGCCCAGTCATCCTCGTGCCACCAGGTGTTATGGCTCACCACACCATTGGCGATGAAGTTCTCGGTCTGGTAAACCTGGAGGTCGAACACTTCCTCGACCCCATCAGACTCAATGTTGACTATTTCATCCAGTATGAAGTCTGAGATAGGCTGCTGCGGCAAGTGCCACCGACTCAGTTCCAAGGTGTCCGATCCCAGCGTTGCAGTCGTTGCACAACAATCCTCGCACCTTGCCTGTGTCGTGACAGTGGTCAACGGCGAGCTTGTACTTCCAGTGATCTGGAGAGTTTCCAGCCCGTGCTGGTTTTTGGCAGATAGCGCAGCAACCACCCTGACTCTCATAGAGGGCGTCATAGTCGGCAGCAGTGATTCCGTAGCGATGTTTGAGCCTTGCGTTACGACGTGGTTCGAAACCATCTGCGGCTGCTCGATGTCCGTCTGCCCACCGCTTTTTGGCGTAGTGCGACTCGCAGTACCCTCTGCAAACCACTTTTGCGTCGCAGTTTCCCGCGAGACACACCGCACCTTTCCACTTTCCCCACTGCCCTTGACGGTTACGATTTTGTGGGCTGTAGTCAAGCCTCTCACTCTTGTCCATATGAGTTCTCCAGTTGGGGCAACAGTCAGAAACGGATGTCTCTCATTCGCTCTCACAATTTTACCCGAGAACGTCGTAATTTTCAATACAGAATCGCGACCATTTGACCTCAAACCTTTGATTCTGGAGGTTGAGAGCCTGCCGCGGTCATACGTGGCAATCTGATCGGATTGCCTGAGAGAATCGAGCCGACGCTGCGTGCCATCTGTCATGAGCACAAGAGTGTCTCCGGTCATGCATAGGATACCCAGCACGCCGCCACCTGGGGCAAGCCGGGTGTAGGCGGTCGAGATGTACCACTCCCACGTGTTTTCTCGGATTGTGACCGAGTCTGCAGCCTCGTGGTCCTTGACAACGTCATCGATGACCAGGATGTGCGCGCCACGTCCAGAGATGCCCGTACCCACGCCCGCGGCCATGTACCCACCTCCCGAGAGGGTGTTCCAGTTCTCGATCGACTGACTGTTCGGGTCGAGCACCATGCCTTGGAAGATCGCCTTGTAGGCGGGGTCTCGTACGAGGTCTCTTACGTACCTTGAAAAGCTCAAAGTGAGAGACTGGGTGTGACTGGCGGCGATCACTTCCCAGTCAGGGTGCTGGCCAAGGACCCATGGCGGGAAGTTCCTGCTCCCCAACTCACTCTTACCGCTCCGTGGGGGCAACAGGAGAAGCAGTCGTGGACTCTCACCGGCCTCTACGGCTCGCACGAAGCGCTCCAGACGCCGGCAAATGTCCTCGTGGACCCATCCGGCCAGGTACTTCGGACGGAAGCGCTGTACGAACGGCAACAAGCGTCTACGGCACAGTGCGCGTGTGGCAAGCTCCCTGGCTGGGTCCGCCTCGGCCTGCGCCGCGTCGAAGGCTGGCGGGGCGTAGGGGATGGCGTAGGCCTCGTCCAGGGTGGCCTGCTGCTCTGCGCGGGCTGCGCGTGGCGTGGTTGGCTCGGGCTGTGGTGAAGGGGGGCGCTTCTTCGACGGGACGACGGTGATCTGGCTGTACTTAGGCTCGATCGGAGGCGGCGGCACACCCTCATCAATACAGAAAGGGCACTGACCGCGCTCATCCAGCGTACTGGCGAGGCGATCGACGTGACAGGTTGAACAAGGCTGGAAGCTCACCAGGTTTGTGACCCCAAACTGAATTTCTCCCTGAACTCTTCTTCGTCGCGTACATAGACGTTGTTTGGCTCATTGAGCGGTCTATACATGACCACGCGCACGCCGCTGCGACTGTTCGTTGCGTCTTTGGCGATGTAGAGCACCTCGTACTCTTGCAGAGTCTTCTTATTGATGAACGTCTGCACTGTACTCTCCTTCGATGACCAACGGTGCACGGCCATGGATGATGTCGAGCAGATCTGCGTCGCTCATCGACTCGAACTTGCTCTGCAGACGCTGCTGGCTCATGTTCATTTCTATCTTCTTTACTTCTGGTGCGTACAGGCCCAAGACTTTTGCCGTCTCTGACCAACCTTTGATCATACTGGCTGGGTCTCCTGCTAACCTGGCGATGTTGATCGCATCCATGAACCCATTGATGATGTCAGCGCGGGTGATCTGCGCCGCGCTTGACAATTCATCTCGTGCTTCACGTAACGCGGCCTGTACTGCTTGACTCTTGAACGGCTGGTTTTGGATGGCGAATGGGTGCGCGTAGCCTGCGGCGGCGCAGGCTGCGGCACGGTCCTTGCCTTGGAGCGTCGCGTCGACAAGATCAGCCTGCATCGATGTCAGGATGATTGACTTGGTTCGTGGCCCGGTTTTGACGGGTGGTGCTTTCTTGCGGGTTTGTGCTACCACAGCAGTGTTACGCTCCTGGAGAGTTTATAAATTAGCCACGTCGTAACGACAGCACCTGCGACGAAGCCGCATGAAGCGCCCAGGATGAATTCGATCACGTGGTCGCCCACCAAATCACTATCACCATTCCAACGAACAGACCGAAGAAGAACTGGCTCATTACACTACCTCGCCGGTACGCAACATGCGTTCCAGGCGCTGCGCACGCCTTCATCACGCTCCAACTCATTCACCAGGGTGAGATTTATTGTGGCAGCACACCGTCCGACTTGTATGCGTCGACGATCTTACTCACCGCTGCGCTGAGCACCTGAACCGAGGCGGATAGCGCTGGTTCCAGCGCAATGACAGTCCCGATCACGAGATTGGCCTTGGCCACTCCCGCCGCATTTGGCGCGATGACGTGTGCGGTTTGACAAAGTTGACCAATCGCTGGGAGCAGCGCGTTGATCTGTGCAATACGGGCGTTCAGTGCGGCGATGTCCATAGTATCTCCTGGGTTAGTTGTTGCATGAGAGAGTATAAGACAGCGTGAGGGTTATGGCAAGAATATGAAATTTTAAAAATTAAATTTAGACCTGTATCCGGTTGCTGAAAATTTTAAAAATTAAATTTTCACTTGAACGTGTTTTTTTTTCGGTTGCTGAAAATTTTAAAAATTAAATTTAGACGTGTATCCAGTTGGTGGGTTACCCATCCCCCTTCTCTCTGAAGGGATGGATGGCTTCGGATTCGGTTTCCAAATTCCGAATAAGGAGTCTCTTTTAACGTACTACCAAGAAAGGAAACAAAATGGAAACGATCATCATCCGTAATACGAACACCAACACTGACACCGAGGCTGTTAGTAACACGTTGCCTTGGTACGATCGTATCGCCAACTCTATCGCTGATTCTGTCGCTGACCACTTAAGTGATCGGGCAGAACTTAAAGAGGCTGCTAAGTTGATGGCTCCGTCGAAGGAAGCGGCGAGGAAGGCTCGTTCCCGTGCCCGTGCTATCGCATGGGCACGTAGTCAAGGCTTCGACCTGAAGTACGAGGATTGATCCTCGTACTTGTGCTCCCCTCGTAAGAGGGTGAGCATGTAAGAGCGTCCTAACAAGGATGCTCTTACATGTTCACGGCTCTCAGTGAAACGTGGCAATGGTGCCGCGTCTTAACTAGGAGAAAAGACATGGCTAGTCTCAACATGCAACGTCAAGCATTCGACCAAGTGCGTAAGAACACGTATCGCGGTCGTGCACTGGTCTTCGTACAGTGCTGCAGATGCAGCGTTGTGTACAAGGCTCGGATCGCTGAAGTCAACGGCTTTAGTGAATGGTCTTACAAACGTGAGGAACCGTACCAGGTTAAGATCGGTGGGTTCACCACGCAAGTTAAGTACACGAGCTTTGAGCGCCACGCCTGCTGCCCTAACTGCACGATGGACTCGCCCGTAATTTTTAAGGGTGGGTTCGTACCGGGTTTTCTTGAAACGTTGTTCCCCAAGAAAGTCGTCGTTGAAAAAGTTGCGCCGTTAAATTTAACGGAGCAAGTTTGCGACATTCCTCCTGATGACGACTTTAACTTGGAAGAGTTTATCTTTTAAGTGAAGATCGCCCTCGACGTTTGAGGGCGTTTCACTGAGAACCGTGAACAAGGGTGTGCGTCCTAGTAAATTTAGGACAGTGGAATGAATTATGACCCTATTCGTATTAGGGTCGTTGTTCCAAAACTGTTCCAAAACTTCCTGTTTGAAATCAATGGGTTACAAAATGTTCCAATACATAGATCTGTAACTCATTGATTTCAAACATGTTCCAATGTTCCAAAACTTCCAGTTTGATGTAGACATTGGAACGCGTGTTACAGACCGTTACAAACTGGGCGTCCTCTTCTCACTTTTCTTACTTTTACTAACAAGAGAGGTAGAGAAATGGAACAATGGAACAAATGAGGAAAATCAAGCACTTACGTGTTCTTGTCTTCATTTTGTTCCAAAACTTTCCCCGTTTTGTTCCAAAACTTTGAGGCGTTTTTGCCTTGTTGGATTGTAACAGTGTGTAACATATCCTTACGTTTTAGTCAGGTATTGAATAAAAACGTAGGGGTCTTGAAAAAAGTTTTGGAACATTTTAACTAGTTTAAGCTTTTGACATACGCTGTTGCGTATCTGGTGTCTGATGCGTTTTACAGTTTTGTTTAGGAGAATGTCATGAGCAGATTGTCTCTCGACCCTGCGCATTCTCAAGAGTGCGC